GTTCATCGCTGGAACTCAAGACGCCGACGAAAGCCGGCCATGCCGACGTGCGCACCGTGCACCCGCGCCCCAGACCAACCGACAATCCGCACCAATCGCGCGACCTGGTGAGATATCCGGGCTAGGCGTCTTAGGCTCTCAGAACCCGTCGCCGATCGGATGACGTCGAAGTCCCGGTTCATAGGTGATCCACTAGCGAGGTGGGTCTTGTGCAGAACCGCGCGATGGGCTCGCGGAGTGAGCGTTCTCGCTGCTCAGTCCCACTCGACAACGCAAAACCCATCACCTCCATTCCCAGCAACACCACCGTTCCCAGCGGCACCACCACCGCCCCCACCTCTGCCAGCGTTTCCACCGCTGCTGCCATTGTGAGCGCCGCCGCCACCACCGCCATTTCCGCCGGATCCTCCAAGCCCCGTTCCTCGGGCACCGCCACCGCCCGCACCATACCCGCCGGCGCCACCATGCGATGTGCCATTTCCCGATCCTCCACCGCCCGACCCGGGATTCTCGAAGTCACCATTTGAACCGGGTCCACCGCCGGTACTACCGCCAACGTTCTCGCCACGCATCGCACCGCCACGTCCACCGACTCCGTTGGTTCCATTGAATCCCGATCCGGCTGACCCGCCACCGCCTCCGCATCCTAGATTTGCCGTCGATCCGCCCATCCCGCCCCAGCCGGCACCGCCGGGACCAGCATCATGCCCACTGCTCGCCGGCGACGTGCCATCATAGCCGTTGCCGAAGCGCGACCCGCTTGAGCCGCCGGACCCGCTGTTACTGCCGTTGGGGCCGGCGCCGTTGCCCCCGGCGAAGTTCTGGTCGCCCCCCGTCGCGGTCCCGCCAACACCGGGCGTGGTTCCCACAGCGTTGGTCCCGCCCTGTGCCGTGACCGCGATGCCCAAGGTCGGGCATACAAGCGTCGCGGCGGTCTCGGAGCCCCCGGCCGGCAGAGTGATGCTGAACGCGATTCCGTCCAGCCCACCTTTCCGGAAGGCGGTGACGATCCCGCACCCCGCCCCCGCACCGCCGGCCCCCGCGGTTACCCCGACGGCGGCGGCACCGTTGCCGCCCGGGCCGAAGACGTGGAAGCGCACGACCTCTGTTCCGGCGGGGATGCCGGCGTCCTGGATCGTCCACATCGGCGCCGTCGCGGTGATCTCGACGTTGCAGCTCAGGGGAGACGGTGCGGCGACCTTCGCCAGGCTCGGCGCGTCGATCGATCCGCCGGCCGACGCGCGACGCGCCACTCCGACCGGAAGGCCGCCTGCCGCTGGCGTCCCGATCGGCGCAAAAGGGGCGCTCATGCTCAGTAGTCCGCGCCAAGTGCTTCGGCGACGATGCTGCCGCCCGGTGTCGGCTCCACGGCGATGGTGACGCCCAGGACGGCGTTTGCCGGGAGATCGAAATGGTCGTTGGGATTGGTCTGGTCGACCACGGTCACCCGGCCCAGGTTCTCGGTGGTCGCGGTGAGCGTATGCGGCGGGACCAGCCGATCGAGACGCGGCAGGTAGACCCAGCTCGTCCCGCCATTGGTCGACAGGAAGATCCGCACGGCGGTGGCGGTCACCGTGGCGGTCGTGCCGACGTACATGCCGGTGACGCGCATCCCCTCGGCACCGGCGGTGACCAGGGTCGTGATCACACCGGTCCCGTCGGTCGCGGTGTTGGCGGCCGTGACGGCCGCAGCAGCGTAACGCGGCGTCTGTGGCCAGGCGGGTGTATTGGTCAGGGCCATGGGTTGGGTCCTCCTGGATCGGGCATGTACGGGTCGAGAAGAGTCAGGTCGCGATCGCGTAGGCGGCGCCGAGGCTGACGGCGTAGCTCTGTAGGTTCGCGGTGTTGGTGATCGCGTACCCTCCGGCGTCGAGGGCCGCGCTCAGCCGTGGGGCGGGATCCAGGGCGAGATTCTTCACCAGCAAATACGGCGGGCCGATGAGCCAGTCGCTGGCCATCGCCCCGCTGCCGGCGAGGGTGGCGGTGATCGTGAGCGACGTGCCGGTGAAGCCGGCGATCGCGCCGATCATCCACACCGTCAGGTCGCTCGCACTGGCGGCGCGAACCATGTCGCCGACCCGAAGCAGCGTCGTCGCCGCGCTCTGATCGGTGGTGAAGGTCACCGGACCGACGGCCGCGGTCAGGGGGGACGACGACGTGGCGTGAACCCCCTTGAAGGCCGACGCTTCCTCGGCGACCGCCTGCAGGATCGCCGGCAGGCCGGTCGCCTCGTCGGCATAGGCGTTGCCCTCCACATTGGCGTGCGTGAAGGTCGTCCCGGCGAGCGTCACACTCCAGGGCATGGGGTCCTCCTGATGTCGGTGCGTGTCAGAGCAGTTCGTCGACCACGAAACGCCGCCGGTACCGGCCGAACGTCGTGTTGGTGATCGGCGCGCTTTCGGCCAAGGCGCCGTAGATCGTGTGCCGGTGAGCGTGGGTCGCGTCGTCCGGATCGGCGATGACCATCAGGTCTCCGCCCTTGCCCTTGAGCCGTTCCAACTCATAGGCATGGCCGAAAATCTCATCCTTACCGAGGTGATCGATCGTGAACGCCAGCCGACGGTATTTCGGTTTGGCGTTGACATAGGCCTGGCCGCCCCGCGACCGCCGGATCTCGCTCTCGTCGACCTGCTCGATGGTCCAGCCGTACTGGAAGTTCACGCTGGGTTGCCAGGCGGGTCCGGCGACGAGCCGGCCGGCCTGGAGGTAGCCGTCGGTGTTGCCGACGTCGGTCAGGTCGATGCGGAGGTAGCGCGCCCGCACCGCCGTCGCCAGCGTGTGCACCGCCTGGGCGCCGTAGGTCGCGGCTTCAGCGGCGTCGAGCTTCCCGCCCCAAAGAAACTCGCCCCAGCTGCCGACGCCGAACGGTATCGGTGCCGGCCAGACCTCGATCGGCCCGGTGTCGTAGAGGACCGTGACAAATGAGGCGTCATCGCCGAGGCGCAGGCGCCACAGACCGCTCTGGGTCAGGTTGTGGCGCACCAGGGCGATGAACCGGACCGGTACGCTCGTACCGAAATCCAACGTCACGGTGGTCTGCGACGGGTCGAGACCAACGGTTCGGGCCACCTTCGATGGCTGGCGGTCGGCCAGGTTGGCGGCCGGCAGGCCCTCCGTCCACGATCCGCCGGTCAGCGCAGCCGCGTCAACGTGGTTGCGGTATGCGATCAGAATGCTCGCCATGCCGGGCTACCCCCAAAGATCCAGGGCGATTTCGTTGACGGCGGAGTCCTCGACCATGCCGACAATCACCAGGGATCGCCCGGCCCCCAGGCCATGGCGCGGATACCGCAGGGTGACCGTCTGGCCGAGATCGAGGGCAAAGGGCTGTGTCTTGAGCAGCACATTGAACCGCGCCCGATCGGCGCCAAACACCGCCAGTAAGCGGGCTGCCTCCGCCGCCGCGTCGGCCGCGTCGGTCAGAAGCGTCGACGTCCTGCGCTCCTCGGCCAGAGGATGGCGGGTGCGCACGGCCTCGTCCTCGGCGGCCTCCAGGCGCTCCGCCTCGGCGAGGTCGTCGCGCGCCTCTTCCGATACCGCGCCGGCGGTCGACCCGGCGTCGAGGGTGGACCAGTAGCGTCGATACCCAACGCTTTGCCGCCAGATCGGCCGGTCCACCGCGAGGCTTTCGATCCTCAGGATCTGGCTCTCATCGAATGTCGCCACGGGGGTCGCCGCCGGCGGATCGACCCGACCGATGGTCAACCGGCCGGCGCGGTCGAAGCCGAAATGGGCGCCGATACTGTCGGCCAACGCATCGAGCACCTCGCCCAGCGTCGCCCCCTCGGCGACTGAGATCCCGACCCTCTGGGGGTGGGCGGCGTCGAAGGCCGAGAAGGCGGCGGTATCGACAGTCAACGCCTCCCCGACGCCGGCGCGGGTGGTCGCGAGGCGCTGGATCAGCGCCGCCACCGACTCCAGGTAGGAGCCGCCAACCGCGTCACCACGCACATCCGCGGTGACCGTTCCGGCCGCCGACGCGCCGAGCGTGAAGGTCCCGGCCACCGCGTCCACCGCGAATTGACCGGCGCCCGGCGTTCCGGTCACCTTTGCGAGCGGCAGCCCTGAATCGTAGACCGCGTCGACGTCCTGAATGGCGCCGTCATGGACCTGATAGGTCAGGGTCGACGGGTCCACCAGGACCGGGGGCACATGGTGGACCCACCCGAAGGTGAGCGGCTTCTCTCGATCCTTGAGACCGACCCGTCCTTCGGCACCGCCGGAGCCTGCATAGGTTCCACGCGCCACGCCATGTTCGAACCGTGCCTGCAGGTCGCGCAGCCGGACAACGACGGTTTCGTCATCGACCTCCACGGTTTCGGCGGTACCGTCGAAGATCACACCGAACGCGGCGTAGGCGAACCCATCGCCGCCCAGCAGCACGCGGACCCGCCGTCCGTCAAAGGCCAGGGAGGTCATCGCGTCCAACGCCCCGTCGGCATTGTTCAGCAACAGAGTACCGGCGCCCGGCACCGACCGACCCGACAGGCGGCCGGCGGAAAACAGCTGGCGTTCGAAGTTCAGCGCTTCGATCAGGCGCGGTTCGAAATAGGTGTCGGCCGGACTGTCCGTCGGTGCCGTCACGAACCCGTCGTCGCTGAAGTAGTACGGCACGGTGCCCGGCACCGTCGCATCGTACGGCTCCAGGATCACAAGGTAGCGCCGCCGCGCCGACGGGTCCGCGATCAGGGTGTCGAATGCTGTCATGCCGCTCTCCCCGCACCGCGCGCGGCGGCGGTGACCCGTTCCAGACCGCGGCGCAGGGCGGCATTGTCGGCACGCAGGCCCGCGACCGCGGCAGCCACCTTGCGGGTCTCCAGGATCAGCTCGGCCAGCCCGTCGCCGACACCATCCGGTGCGTCATTGGCGACCTCGGTCACCGTGACCGGGATCGACCGGCCGTCCGGCAGCGGCACGAACGCTTCCGCCATTCGGCCCTCACCGAACAGGGCCAGGTGCGGCGTCGTCGCGATCCCGCCCGAGGCGTGGCCGTGGATCGGGAGCGGGCCGGACGCGGTCATGACACCGCCCTCCGCGAAGCGCACGGTGTTGTCGATCAGGTCCACCGCGGCCTTCATGTCGGCGGACAATCCGGCGCGGAACGCGCCGAACGCCCCGTTCCCGAAATCGCCGCTGTAACCGGTCAACCGGGCGATCATGCGGTTCCGCGTCGGATGCGCCCCGAAATCCGCGTTCGGGTTCGGCAAACCGGCGTCCTGGCCGCCGAGAGCGCGGGACAGACTGCGGAGTTCCTCCAGTTGGGCCCGAGCCACGTCGAGTTGCTGTTGGGCCAGGCTTTCGGTGTCCGCGAGGACCGTATCGACCCGTTCGAAGATCCGCGCGTACTCCTCGTTGCTGGCATAGAAGTCGCGGGCCAGGCGCAGATACGCTTCACCAGCCTCGCCGAGCTCAAGCTGGGCGTCCTGGTCGCCTTCCGCCGCCCGGGTCGCGAGGTTCTCGAAGAAGCGGCGGGCCTCCTCCAACTGATCGGCCGGCGACTGGATCGAGAGGTCCGAGGCGGTGGCGAGCCGCCGGCGGGTCCCGGCAACACTCTCGACGACGGACTCCGCCGTCCGCGCCAGTTGCTCCTGTTCCCGGATCTGGGTCGGCAGCTCCTGCGTGGCGCGCGCGGTCACGTCGGCCAGGGTCTGTTGCGCGGCCGCGTTGTCGTTGGCCGCCCCGAGGGTCAGGTCAATCGCGTCGGTCAGCGCATCCATGACCAGAACGTTGTCGGAGAACGCCGTCCGCAGGGCCTCGATCACATCCGGTGTCAGCGCTGCCGGCGCCAACAGACCGGAGAGCTGCTCTTCGAGAACAACGTCGAGGCCCGACAGGTCGTCAACGCCGAGCGCCATGCCGTCGGCGCGGCGAAGATCATGCCGATCGATCGCTTCGGTGACCCGGGTCAGCAACCCGACCCCCTGGGCCGCCGCCACATCGGCGGCGAGCTGCTGCTCGAACGTCGCCCGCAGGTCCTTCTGAACACCGGCCAGGAGGGCGCCCACGCCCTCGATATCCGCGAAGGAAGCCCCCAGCCGGTCGATGACCGTCGCAAGATCGTCGGACCCGGAGAGCAGAGCGACGAGCCTGTCGCGGTAGAGCTGGTCGAGACCGGAAAAGTCGCTGAGGCCGAGCGCCACCCCCACGTCGCGGCGGGACTGGTACTCATCGAGAGCACCCGTCGCCTCGCTCAGCGTGGCCGGTCCGCCGACCTGCAGCAGATCAGCGGCAAGGTCATCCTCGAACCGGTCTCTCAAGTGGGACTGGGCCCCGGTCAGGATGGCCCCGGCATCATCCACATCCGTGAAGGATGCGCCAAGCTGATCGATGATCTCGGCGAGGTCATCGGCCCCATTCAGCACATCGGCGATACGCTGCCGATACAGCTGGTCCAGGTCCGACAAGTCCGAAACGCCGATCGCCTCGCCATCGGCACGTCGGTCCCGGTACTCGTCGAGCAGCTCCAGGGTTTCGACTTGCGCGCCGCGACCGGTTGCCTCCAGCAGCTCGTCACTGACTTCCTGCCGATAGTCGGCGGCCAGCTGGGCCCGCAGTGCATGCGACGCTTCGGTGATCTTGGCCGCGACATCGATGGCCGCGACACCCAGTTCGGGGAACACCTCCGTGGCGTCGGCGATGTCGGCATTGATGCGCTCGAGTTCATGTTCCAGCTGATCGATAGCGGCGGTGCCGGCGATCAGGCGCTCCTCGAAGGGCCCGATGGTCGCCGGTTCAAAGGCTCCGGCGATCCGCGCGATCAGGGTGTCGACATCCGCCTGGGCAATGGCGAAGGCGTCGCGGACCCGCTCCTGATTGTCGAGGATCGACTGCGAGGAGTCGGTCGCCACGTCTCCCGCCGCGGCTACCGCTCCGGCCAGGTTCTGCAACGCATCGGTCGTGATGGCGACCTGACCCTGGCTCATGACGACCTGATCGGCGGCCGGATCCGGACCTTCGAACGCAAAGAGACGGCCTTCGTCCCGGTAGCCTGTATCGGTGAGGCCGACCCTAGCACCGCTCAGATCGAAGCCGACCAACCCGCCCCCGCCGCCATCGTCGAAGAGTCCGGCGACCCCCGGCTGGAACAGCGTCCTGCCTTCGTCCTGCTCGAACAGCAGACGCGTGCGATCCTGCGCGCCCGGGCTGCCGACGTGAACGAGGCTGGACTCGCCCGCTGCCACCGGTTGCGCATGGGGCCTTCCTGGAAACAGCGTGGTGACCCGCTCCACGAACCCGCGGATCGCGGTGACGCCGTCGGTTGCCAGCGTTCGCCCCGTCTCGGCGATCTGCAAGCGCTGGCGCTGCAGAGAGACGGTGTAGGAGTCGACACCCTGACCCGCCTCCTCCAACGCGGCGCGCAGCGCACCGAACCGCTCGGCGAAGACCAGATCGTCGAACAGTCGTTCCAGGCTGTCCGCGATCGAGTGCTTTGCCGCCTCGGCAACCTCGGGGACATCGATACCCTCCAGCCCCTCTCGAACGATGAACGTCACCGCCTCGGTGATCAGCTCAGCCTCGGACAGGCCAGTGAAACGGTCCTCGTCCTCGGCATGGGCTCCGATGATGGCCTTGAAGTTGTAGCCCCCGGTCTGGCCGGAGCCGTCCTCCGGGTTGGGGAAGTAGCCGATGTCAAAACCGTTACCGTTGAGCCGACCGCCGAACCGGTTCGCAAACCGGTCAATCTGCTCAAAGATCGTTTCGACGGTCCCGATCAGTGCGCCAGGATCCCCACCGTTGTCCGTCGTGTACGCAACGTCCCGCGTCGCCGGAGAGACCCGCGCGACGGTCGTCGGTCCGACGGAAGGCGAGGGCCCGAACAGGCTCATCATGACGGGCAAGGCGGCCGTTGCCAGCGAAAGATATGGCGCCGCCGCGACCAGCGCCGAGCCGGCGGCGGTCAGTCCCCCTGCCGCGCCGGCGGCGCCGAATCCGGCCTCGAAGGCCGGGAGCGGGACGGAAAGCCCAAGAGTCTGACCGAGCGTGGACGTCGCGAAGCCCGAGATCAGCCCCCCGCCACCCCACCGATCAGGTCCACGATCGATCGTCCCACCCCGAAGAGGTCGCCGACGCCGATCCTTCGGCTGCCGGATGCTCCGGACAGGAGGCCGCCTACTTCCCCCAGCAGGCCGCTGAGATCAATCTGCACAACACGCCGGACAAGGTCGGCAAGGAGCGGGGCGACCGTGCGGAACAGATTGGTGAAACTGAGTTGGCCGGTGCGCTCGACCTGGGCAAACAGGTCCTCGAACATGTCCAGGATGCGGTCGCCAAACCCGCCCCAGATATCCGCCGCCGCGTCGCGCGCCTCTCGATGATCCTCGACGAGGTGCTCGACACGACTGCGGGCAACCGAACCGGTTCCAGTTCGGGCAACCGGTTCCCCAGGTCGGTGCTGGCGGCCGGCCCGAGGCGCGTATCGATCAGACGGCGAAACGCGCCATCGGCCGCGAGCGCGGCATCCGCCAGCCGCTGCAGCGACTGACCGGCAAGGTCGGCTGTCGATCGTGCGCGGGGACGTCCAGCTATCTGCGAGGCACGGAGGTCCATGGCGTTCTCCTCGGTCAGGAGGCGCGACCGGTGACGGACGTGCCGGCCCGTCGGTCGCGGTATCGCTCCAGGTAGGTCGCATCCATCGCGCGGATCAGCCGGCTGAACTCCGCGCCGTCGGCGATGCCGTTGAGTCGGCAATAGGCCTCGATCTCGGCAAGTGGGATCGGATCGGGCGCAACGGCCGCGACACCGACGGACACGGTCCGTCCGACGGACAGCACGGCAAATCCCTCGGCGACCGCCTGGAGGTCCTCGAACAGCTCAGGCCGGTCGGCCAGGGCTTGCGGCTCACGGCCGCTGCGCGCGGCGAGCGCCTTCAGGAAGTCGATGCGGTCTCCCCACTCGACCTGCCAGCGCACGAGGTCCCTGAGTTTTTTTCCGCGTCCTCAAGGTCGCGCTCGCGGTAGAGATCCAACTCGCCGGCCAGTTCCACCACGAGATCGCGGAAGTCGCGGTAGGCCGGGTCGAGCAGCAGCTCGCGCGCAGTCTCGCGGCTGTAGGGAAGTGGCTTGCCGCCTCGCTCGAGAGCCCGCCAGTCGAGCAACACGGTCTCGGCCAGCACTTCCGCCGTGATCCGCTCGGTGACGACATCGTCCAGCGTTCCGGCTCTGAGCGCCCGACGGTAGGGTTTGAGCCGGCGGGCCATGGTTTCGCGATAGCGCCGGTTTCCGATGCGGGCGATGCGCAGTTCGGCTCCGCTGGCCGCGTCGACGGTCGTCCAAACGCCCTCATCCTCGAGCGCGGTGTCGGTTTTGAATCGGTTGAGATCCATCTGCTGTCCCTCCTGAACGGGAACTCGACTTGGGTGAAGGAACGGGTCGGGGGCGGAGTCGGGGGCAGGAGCGAGGGCACGCCCCCGACCGGGCCGCCCGCGCCAGAAGGCGAAACGGCAGCCCCTAGGCTGCGAACCGGTCGATCTGGATGGTGCAGCCGGTGTCCGGGTCGCGCACCGCCTGGTATTGGAACTCGGCCATGACGTCGCGGTCGTTGCCGCAGGCCTGAATTCGACCGTCGGTCAGTTTCACCCTGGGCAGAGTGACCACATAGGCCTTGCCGGTGCCGTCCTGGACCCGGAAGGAGAGCGACGTTGCCGTTCCCGCGAGGTACTTCTGGTACAGCGCGCCGTCCGAGAAGTAGATCGAAACGCTGCCCGATACCTGACAGCGCCCGGCGCCGACATCGACGTTGCCCAGGGTTCCGACCGCCTTGATTCCACGGATGTTGTTTCGCAGGTCCACGGAGAGCTGGCTGACCGAGGTACCGGCCATCAACGCGCCACCCTCCCGGATCTCGCCGATGTTGTCGACGGCGTTCATCACGTCGGTCGTCGCTGCCGCGACCGGCGCACCGGTGCCGACCGACGCGCCACCAAGCGCTGTCGCCCTACCGAGGAAATCGAACGCACCGGACAGGATCTGGCCTGTCTGAATCTGCAGGCGCAGGGAATTCACGACCATGCCGGTGAAAGCGATGAACGTGCCGACGTCGCTGAACTCCTTCTCCAGCGTGAACGAGCTCTCGGTCACACCGTTGCGGAGTACAGACCCGGACATCTCCACGGTCAGGCCCGTCGCCGCCTCGTCCGAGGCGGGCGCGGGAGAGACGCCCAGGCTGTTCGCGGCAACGCTGGTGACCTGGTAGTAGCCGTCGTTGTGACCTGACGATGCCTGAAAGCCGGAGACCTTCAGCCACTGACCGATGGAGATGCCGGAGGTGGAGAAATCGGTGGTCGTGCTGGTGAACGCGCCGGAGCCCTGCGACGCTGCGATATCCCCGGTCGCCGAGATCGACACCGGGGAGCCCCAGTCCGAGAACAGGGCACCGGCGATGAACGCGTCGTGAGCCCCGTAGCTCAGCTCGAAATCGAAGCCGCCGGAAGCCTCGGCGTCGACCTGGATCAGGTCGACGACCTGTCGGTCGGCGCGGACCTCGTCGCTCGACTGGGTGCGGATCTGATAGCCCAGGGTTTCCCCGGTGTAGCGAATTTGCGTCATCGCCGCGGCCGGGGTGGTTCCCCAGACCGTCTCCTTCAGGCTGTAAAGCTGCGCTCGGCTGGTGTCGGCCATGGTTGCCGTCTCCTTGGTTTCGGATCAGAAGGTCGGTCGTGTGAGGCATACGGTCAGCGGCGAACCTGCAGGCGGAACACCACCGGTCGGTCGCCGGCATACGTCGCAACGACCGAGATCACGCGGTGAACAACGCCATCGATGACCAGCTCATCTCCTGGAACAGGGTCCGCCGGCAGCGGATCAGCGGCGAGCGTGACGAGTTGGTCGCCGCGGCGCACGACGCCGTCGGGTTGGGTCGTCTCGACCCCTTCGATCACCCCGTCGACCGCGTGCTCAGCCCGGAGGTCCGTCACGACCCCCGTCGCCGGGTCGTAGCTCGAGGTCGTGGCGCGGCGCAGGATCATCGATGCGCCGCATCGCGCGATCAGGGCCGCAGCCATCGGGCGCAGCGTGCCGCCGGGCGGGCTCATATCCGCCTCACCGGCGCGGCCGTCGCACCGCGCACGAGGCCGGTCAGCAGCAGGTCGACAAAGGGGTAGAGGCGGTGGATCGACGCGTCATCGGCGTAGCGAATGCTGACGGAGCCAACCTGTTCGGAGACGACCTGTCCGCCGCGCTCGGCCATCGGGGCAAGGTCTCGGGTCAACGCAATCCAGGCCAGTTCGCTGCAGGCGTGCTTGACCCGGCCGGGAATGCCGGAATGGGTGCGCCCCTCCGCATCGACGGCACCGGTGCGCGGCCATCCGAGCGGTTGGGCGGCGTCGGCCAGCGCTCCGATCCAACGATATCGTCCGTCGAGATAAGCGGTCGCCTTGAGCAACGCGGCTTCGCGGTCGGCGGCGGCGGCCGTGATCCAAGACGTGACGTTCCGCTCGGCGAAGTAGGCGTCGGCGTCTGCCAGATCGGCGTACACATCGACACCGGCGGTCACGGTCATGGCGTATCTCCGTTGCTTGATCGGTGATGCCGACCTCCGGTTTCGTCCCGGCCGACGCGGGCAGCCTGCTCGCTGGGAAGCGGGGGCGGCGCGAAGGAGGCGTCGTCGCACAGCAGGCGCCAGTTGGCGTAGCGACCGTCCTTGGCCGCCAGGTAGTCAGTGCGGCAAACCATCAGCGGCTGACCGGTGCGGGCGTGTTCGAGCACGACCGTCCCGGGGTCTTCGGTATCGGGCACGGGTGATCTCCGGAGCTAAAAGGCTTCGAAAAGGTCGGAGCCGGCCACCATGGGTGACCGGCTCCGAGAGGCTCCCGGCGTCGGAGACGGTCGCCGGGCGCGGGGAAGCTGGTTACCCGACGATGCGAACCGCGAGTTCGGGGCGAACCAGTTTCACGCCCCAGAGAACGTCGAACTCCCAGACCGTCTGCTTGTACTGACGGCTCACCTCGAGCCGCAGGGACAGCCCGGTCTGGGCGTCGGTCATCGCCAGGATCTGGTTGCCCAGCGACAGCTCCGCGAGCCCTGCCGCCAGAGGGCGCATGGCGAGCGCGAACGCATCGCGGTGGAACGCCAGGTTCACCACGTGGGATCTCTGGACCGTG